AACGCCGTCATGTGGAAAATCCATGAAAGCCAATGAACCTAGTTGCGGCATGTTTGACCAACGGTTGACTTCTTTCATTTTGTGTGCGCCAGCGGCGGTTGAAACCATTGACGACAATTTGACGCCAGCCTGATCAGCGCACCAATTGACAAATGAACCGCACCACGGCAAACCGTCGGCTTTTATAAACTTGCCGTATTTTGTCAGGTTGTCGCCTTCTTCAACCGTTCCGACTTCGGCGGCTGCAATTTCGATAAACCTGGCGTTTGTACCTTGTGGGTATGTCATGACAACAACAACGCCGCTTCTTCGGCGGTCAAACCTAGACGATCAAGAATTGCTGCGCGGGCAGTTGTCTTTGCTTCTGCTTCCGCTTGCTTTGTAGCGCGTTCGGCTTGATACTCTGCAAATTCTTCAGCCGTCATTTCTCTGTCAATAATTTCGTTTGTTTCTGTGTTGTGAATTCTTACCATAGGTGTTGTCATTATTTTACTCCATAGATTTTGACAGTTCCAGCAGTAAAATTACCGCCAGAATCATTACTAAAAACCATACTTGTAATTGCTGATGTTGAGTTGACAGCACCTAATGAACTTACTCCTAGTGGTGCCACCTGTGATGCCATTTTTGCGATTCCAAAAAGGCTAAATGGCTTCAAAGTTGTTGTGTCTGCATAGTTAAAAAAGGTTAAAGCATAATCATTAACTGTGCTACTTGCTGAGTGACCAGCATTTCCCGGGCTAATGTAGTTTGCGTTGTTACCTTGAATTGTACCTTCTTGCAAACTTGTATAATTTGAAACGCTTGCATTGTTAGGTAAGATTTTTAGAGTATAAGTTCCAGTCGTTACATTGATTCCTGTGGCTAACACATAAAGATTTATGTAATTCTGGTCAATACTTGAAATAGTAATTGTTGCAGCACCTGAAAGAGTTGTAGTAGATAATAAAGTCATACCGCCGCTTGCTGTAAGCGTAGTCCAGGCTGGAACACCGCCCGAAACTGAAAGTATTTGACCACTTGTGCCAATGCCAAGTCTTGTATTTGTGTTTGCGGTTGCAGACGCGTATTCAATGTCACCAAGTGTTGTTGAGGGGTTAAGTGCTTTCAAACGCGTGTCAACGCCTTGCAAGGCTACGTCAAAATCGGCGGGTAAGTCCGTCACCAAGTCCGTCGGTGTTGGTAGCACAAAACCATAGTTTGTGGTTGGGTTTGCCATTTTTTCTCCTTTTCTACGCCACTATTGTGGCATTTTCCCAGTCTAAAGTCGGGGACACGCTTGACCATGTTTCCGTAATTGGGACGTCATTCCACGCCATTGCTTGCAACGAATAAGCCAATGGGGAAACGTTCAAAGTCAATGAAAGTTGGTTGTATGACGCTTGGAATGTCCAGCCTTCGACAAAACCTTGAAATGTTCCCGCGTTCATGTTCAATGGCAAGTTGGTCAGTGCAATGGCTTCACCCATGAAAACGTTGATCAGGCGATCACGCTGAACATTTGGAATTTCAGGGTTGGTCAAATCAAATGTAATTTGGCTAAAAATAGGCTGCGGGTTCGCTCGCAGTTCTAAGTAAAACGCGGCTTGTGCGCTGGCGTCAGTTGCGTCATGCAAAGTCGTGGTAATTATTTGGGCAAGTTCACCATAAGTTGCAATTGAAATTGGGTCGCTATCTGACACGTCACTGCTTGAAGTTGCGCCGTAGCGAATGGTTACACTGTTGCGAACGTCTCCCACGCGGGTTTGAATTTGCAAATTTTTGCCGCGGGCGTAGTTGGCGTCAAGGTCAACATAACCATTTGTTGCCAGGTAAGTGCTTCGGTGGGTACTGTCGGCATAACTGATTCGACCCTGGGCGTCCTCATAAATGTAGCCAAGCCCTGAAGTTGCCAAGGCTGACACCAATGAATAAACGTCAATAGGGTCAAACCCACCACCACGGGCTGCAAGGTCATAATTGCCTGGGCGGTCAATTTCACCCAACCCTGTGTTGGCAGCATTTGACCAAGTCTCTGTTGGGTCATAGGTTGCCCAGGTCAATGCCCCTGGCACGTTTTGCCACTGGGAAAGCAAGATTTCTTGCAATACGTCAAAAATCTGATTGCCGTCAAAATCGCGTGGCAATGCGTCTGTGAAAATAACCTTTGGCAAACGAGCCAACGCGCCAAGTGCCGTAATTGAATAAGTTTGAGTAAACATGACGTTGCCAATGTCTTTGATTTCCAAACCAATGTCAACCACGTTGCCACCAAAAATTGGAACAAATGTGCCTGACGTGTCTTGGATTGAAACGCCAATGGTCGAATTTATGCTGACGGGAACAATTGCTTGATTAACGTCCAATAATTCAATGTTGACGTAACCCGCTTGGGCTTGTTCGTAAATGTTACGACGCCCGCTGGTAATAGTTAGATTGGCAAGAATCGCCGTTGTGTAGGAAACACCGTCAATTTCAACAAGCCAAATTGGATTCCATTGCGTCATGCTGACAAACCTGCAAAATTAAGCGCCCCGCCTGTTCCCCGATAAAATGAATTGTTCATAGTGTCAGCAATTGTTCGGGCAGTGCCTTCAGGGTCAATTGCACCGTTCACACTTATGTTGACCACGGTTCCACCTTGATTTGGATTGAAACCTGTCAAATTATTTGAACCCGTCGAACCTGATGTGCCTTGGGTCAACCTGTCGGCTTGTTTGCTCAACACGTTGAATTCTTTGACCAATGCGTCTAATTCTTTTTGACCCTGTTTTCTATTGATTCCACCTGTTTCGACTAAAAATGTTAAATCTGTCAATTCATCTGAAACGTTTGTTAATCTGTCAACCAAGTCAAGAAGGCTTTTTGCACCTGTTGGCGAACTACCACCAACGCTACCGCCAGTAAGTCCACCGCCAGTAAGTCCACCGCCAGTAAGTCCACCGCCAGTGCTTCCGCCAGTGCTTCCGCCACCAAAAATTCCAAGACCACCACCAAGTATTGTGTCAGAAAAGGGTGTCCGTGTACCGTCGCCCAAATCAACATTTGAATTTGAGTTGTTAGCCAATGCATTTGCCGCAGATAAAACACCAGCCACGAGCGCTGAAGCCTTTAATGCGTTGTAAGCCATGATTAATGATTTAATTAAAGCGATTGTTGCAGTTACACCTGCCGCTATTTTAGAAACGACAAAAACACCTGCAATAGTTGCCGCCGTTGCAATTAAAACTTCTTTGAAGTCAATAACCGTTTTGATAACTTTTTGCACTTGTACACCAAATTCAAACGCACCGCGTGTTCCTTCTTGTGTTGCTTCGGTAAGGCTGCCCGTGCCAGTTAAAGCACCAATAAAAGTTTGCAAATTTGGAACGGCGTTTTCAATTAAAAACGTCGCTAATTTTTCAACCACTGGCAACAACGCTGCACCAATTGATTCTTTGGCTTCGTCAACGGCAATGCCAACACGTCTAAATTGTGCTTCGGTTGTCTTAGCCTCATTTTCTGCAAAATTGCCAAAGGTATCAGTCAACGACTTAAAAATTGCGTCAGTGTCGCCACCTTTAAGGATTGTTGAATCTAAACCTAAACCAAGTCTTGAAAGTGATGTTGCGTTTCCGTCGTACGCTTTACCCAATGCGTTTGTCACGGCTTCCAACGGTTTGCCTGTTGCCACTGAAATGTCCAGTGCAAGGTTCAATAATTCTTGCGCTTTTTCTGTGTCGTTTGTTGATCTAATTAACCGCGCCAACGCTGGTCGTAGTTGGTCGTCAGTTACGCCAACCGCAATGGAAGTTTTGTCAATGTATTTTGACACGGCTACAATTTGAGCATTTGTCGCATTTGTTGACGCGCGAATTGTTTCTTCAAGTTTGCGTTGGGCTGATTCGTCAGCCAATGCGTTTTTGACGGCTGAAACTGCAAACGCGGTTGCGGCAGTTGCAGCGACGGTAAACGCCACCGCGGCTTTTTTGCCAAAATCTGTTAGCGTTTTGGTGTAGTCGTCAGTCGCCTTTTCGCCTGTTTTAAGACTGGAAACTAAATTGCTGACGTCTCCAAGAATGGAAAGTTTTAACGTGCGACTTGGTGCTGCCATTTCAGTCGTCCCACTTCTTTAAAATTGTTGAAAATGATTCTTCCCAACGTTTTACAATGTCGGGTTGGATACTGCGCAAGGTTGGGTAAATAAACCAACCGCGTGACCCGCGACCTTCACGCCCTGACCAAACTGGAAATTGCTTAAACTTGTTTGAACCAAATTCGTTGCCGCCCCAAAGTTGTTGGGTTGTTGCCCCACCGCTAAATTTCTGACGGGCAAAACCATAGGAAATTTCACCTATCTTTGACGACTTGGAAACCACTGCGCCTTCAGCAATTCGGGTTGCAGAAATTTGACCTTTACTGCGTTGACTTGCCGCGGCTATAACTTTACCCTTGACAAAATCAGCCAATTCACTTGATGTCGTTTTGGCTTGTGTGACGGCTTGATCGTCCATTGCTTTGAACGCTTTTAAAATTCCGCGCAAGTCTTCTTTGTTGTAAGCAATTTGTTCACTTATCACTGTTGCGCCTTTCTAAAATATCCATTGCAGTCATGATGTCTTCGGCAGTTTCAAAACAATTTGGGGGTAGCCCCGTTGCCAGGGCTACTTCCCAAATCAGTCTTGTAAGGCTTCCGACTGCGAAACTTTTGGGTTTTCATTGTCACCGACCAGCACGTCAGAAATTGTTTCTGTCCACACTTCGATCGGCTTGACTGGCTTTCCCGCCGCTTCACGCTTCATGGCGTGATACGCAAGAAATACCAAATCCGAAATTCCAATTTTATCTTGTGCCTGGGAAATGTTGTTTCCCGTGCTTTTTTCCCACTTTACCCACTCAGGCGGTGCAGCCGTGTAA